GTGCTTGAGTCCACAGCGTCCAAGCTGCTGGCCGAGCACAAGGGCAACGTTGGGTTGCTCATGCCACATATCCAGGCGGCTCTCCGCGTCGAAGAAGTGGACGGTCAGTTTCAGGTTGTACCGGCAAGCGCGGCATCGCTGGACGAGGTCGTGACCGGGCTGAAGACTGCCTTCCCTGCTGCTTTCAGCGACTCCGGTCATACCGGCGGAGGGGCGATTGGCGGTGGTGGGGGTGGGGCTCCGGCAAAAGGCAAACTTGGCGGCTCCAAAGAAGAGCGGGCCGCGTATTTCGCAAGCAAATTTCCCGACATCGGGAAGGAGTAACAAATGGCACTTTCCAACATGCAGGTGTTCGACAAGTATTACCAGCCTGCAATCATCGAAACCCTGGCCTACATGGTCGACAAGTTTAACGGCGCGTCCGCTGGCGCTATCCGGCTGACCACCGAGGGCTTTGAGGGCGACTTCATCCAGAACTCGTTCTACAGCGCCTTGCACTCTGCCCAGCGCCGCGTGGACCGCTACGCCAGCAACGGCAGCGTGTCGGCTACGTCGCTTGCCCAGGTCAAGGATTCTGGCGTCAAGATCGCTGGCGGCTTCGGGCCGATCCTGTTCGAGCCGTCGCAGCTTGGGTGGCTTCAGAAGCCCACCTCCGAGGCCATTGCCACCATCAGCCAGAACTTCGCCGAGGCCATGCTGAAGGACCAGCTTTACAGCGCCATCGCCGCGCTGGTGGCTGCCATCGCCAACCAGCCCACGGCCACGAACGACGTGAGCGCCACCGCTGGCATCAGCTACGGCGCAATCAACGACGCCCACGCCAAGTTTGGCGACCACTCCGGCAACATCGTGGCTAACGTGATGACCGGCTCCGTGTACCACAAGCTGATCGGCTTGAACCTGATGAATGCGCAGAACCTGTTCCAGATGAACAACGTCACCGTCGTGGACATCCTGGGCAAGTCCGTCATCGTCACCGACGCCCCGGCCCTGTACGTCACCGGAACGCCCAACAAACAGTACGTCCTCGGCCTCGTGGACTCTGCTGCCATGGTCTACGACGGCGGCGACATCGTGACCAACATCGAGACGAGCAACGGCAAGGAGCGCATCGAAACCACGTTCCAGGCCGACTACACCTTCGGGCTGGCCCTCAAGGGCTACACTTGGGACACCGCCAACGGCGGAAAGTCTCCGACTGATGCCGAGATTGCTACCGGGTCGAACTGGGTCAAGACCGCGTCCGACATCAAGCACACTGCTGGCGTCGTCGCCATCGGTGACGCTGCGAAGTAATTGACGGGGCGGGCAACCGCCCCTTTTTGGAGGAACCAATGAAGAAAGTCATTTACTTCTCGACTGGCTACGACCTGACGAACGACGAGGTTGCAGAACTTGCCGCTCTGAACGCGATTGGCGCTGCTGCACTCGAAATCAACGTCAGTAACGGGGCCGTTGATCCTGGGGTCGAAGACGGCGAAATAGCGGCCATTGCTGCGGTGTAGGTGAGAAATGGAAGTAATCTATGAACCGCACCCCGTAACACCGGAACGCAAGGCAGAATTGCGGGCAGCTGGGTACAAGATCATTGACGCGAGATTCGCGCCGGAGCCTGCGGATATGCCGCTCCCGGTTGAAGTCGAGATCAGTGTTGTCGACCCCACGCCCGTCAAAACGCCCAAGCGTGGCCGGAAGGCGAAGGAATAGCCCATGCCCATAACCCTGACAGTCGAAGACGGCACCCGGCCCACCGGCGCGAACACCTACGCCTCCCTTGCGGATGCGAACGCCTACTGGTCGGGTCGTGCGAATGAAGCCTGGGACGCCGCGACGGACGACGAAAAGAGTTCGGCGCTCATCCAGGCGACGGACTATCTCAACGGCCTGTCGTGGACCGGGCGCAAGGTCGCCATCAGGACCATGGCCTGGCCCCGGATCGACGTTGAGGTGGACGGCTACGCGGTCGGCTCCGACGAGATCCCCGAAGAGGTTGTGCAGGCGTGCTGCTACATGGCCGGGGAGATCATCGGCGGGGCAACCCCGCTTGCCGCGACTGACAGGCCGCTCACCAAGCTGACGGCGGGTGCGGTGAGCATGGAATGGGATGCGGCGTCGTCACAGGCTCCGCAGTACCCGGCCTTGAAGTCCATCCTGCGTGGCTACATCATGGCCAGCAATTCGTTCCGGCTGGTGAGGGCGTAGCATGGCCGTCAATCTCAACTCGGCATTCAAGGCGCTCCGGAAGAACATACCAGGCGCTGTCGTGGAATGCACATGGGCGCGGGTGACGGGCAGCACATACGACCCGGCAACCGGGTCCATGGTCAACACGACAACGACCGAGACATTCAGCGCCATCAAGGGCGAGTACAGGACGCTCGAAAGGTTGGCTGGAATCCAGGCAGGTGACGTGCGGCTCATTGTGGACTCGCTGTCCCTGTCCGCCATGCCGCCAGTTGGCGCGGTCATCACATGGGGCAGCGTGGCGCATGAGGTGGTGGATGCAAAGGATTATGCCGGGATCGCGTATGATCTGCAGATGAGGCGTAAGTGATGGGCGTGCGGCATACAATTAAGCTCGGCAAGACCGGGAAGAATATTGAGCAACGCGCTGACAACGTCAAGCGCAAGATCGCGCTCGAAATCTTCAGGGAGCTTATCGAGACAACGCCGGTTGATACGGGCCGCGCAAGGGCCGGGTGGAGCCTGGGGCCGATGCTGACTGGACACGTGCCGCCGAAAGATGGTACGTTTGGTGTGTCCACGACGGTCAATCCGTCCATGGCCCCACAGGACGCACCCATAATCTACATCTACAACAACGTCGAATACATTGGCAGGCTCAACGCTGGCTCATCTACGCAAGCTCCCCGTGAGTTTGTGCAAATCGCCATCGACAAGGTGGTTGGGGGCATGAGTGCTTAACACAGCCCGTGCAATACTGGCCGCACGGATGGCAGAGTGGACCACAACTCCGATCTGCTGGCCCAACACTCCCCCGCTGACGGCGCTCAATATGCCGTGGGTGCGGTTCGCCGTGCTCAGTGCAGGTGACGTTTATGAGCCGCTATCCGCTGGTGCCCCGGTTGCCGAAGCCGGGCGCGTTGCGGTGCAAGTGTTCGTCCCGAGCGGGTCCGGGGATGGAACAGCATCAACGTTGGCTGACAGCATCGCGGACCTTTTCCGCAATTACACATCAAACAAGCTCCAATGCGGGGCTATTAAACGCCAGACAATCGGGGATGCCGACGGCTGGTATCAAATCAACATATCTGCCCCGTGGGTCATCACGGGTTAGAGGAGTAACAAAATGGCTACTGCAAAGGTTTGGAAGAATGTCGATGTCAAGATGCAGAGCGCAATCGCCCCTGCAAAGACCATCACCGACATCAGCAAGGCAAACCCTGCCGTCGTAAGCTGTACCGGCCACGGTTACAGCAACGGTGACATTGTATTTGTGCTCGCTGAGGGCATGTTTCAGGTTGACGCTCGCGTGTTCCGCGTTGCCAACGCGACCACTGATTCGTTCGTGCTGGAAGGCGAGGACAGCACCGAGTTTGACGACTTCATTTCCGGGACCGTTGCCAAGGTCACGCTTGCAACCAACATCACCACAGCCACCACGATTTCGTCCAGTGGTGGCGATTTTGCGATGATTGACAAGACCACGATCCACCAGAACACCCGCTCAGAAATGCCGGGCCTGCCGAACGCCATCAACTACACGATGGAACACATCTGGGACCCGTCCGATGCGGGGCTGAAGGCGATGAAACAGGCGAGTGATTTACAGCAGCGTCGCGTGTTCAAATTCACCATCGGTGACGCGATTGTGTTATTCGCGGGCTACGTCGGATGCACCTTGCTTCCCGGCGGCCAGGCCCAGGACCTTGTGAAGACCTCTACTGTCTTCACCCTCGACGGAACCCCCACCTACTACTAACCACAACCAATATGGGGCGGGCAACCGCCCCTTTTAAGGATGCCAGATGATTAAGATTAAGCCCGAAATTTCGACCTTTAAGGCTCCTGTCAAAGTCACCCCTTTCGGCGGCGATGCCGAAACCATCACCGTCGAATTTGCCTACATGCCCATCAGCAAGGCTATGGAGCTCTCCAAAGAAAAGACCGTTGGGGAGGTGCTGGCCGAAATCGTCAAAGGTTGGGACGGCGTCGACGCCCCATTCACGCCCGAAGCACTGGCCGACCTGCTGGACCACAACCCCGCCATCGGCATGGAGCTTTTCCAGGGTTACTTCGCAGCCCTGGCCGAGACTCGCGCAAAAAACTAGCGGACGCTGCCTCCTGGATGGTGCGGGGCGGGGGAAGCGTTGAAGAAGAAATGGCCAGGTCAGGCCTGCCCCGCAAGCTCGTCGAAAAAATGGAAGGGTTTCGGCCCGTCGAGATTTGGCCGGATCAAGTCGAGGTGGTCAATCTGTTTTCCTCGGTCCTGACGCAATGGCGCATGGGACCGTCTGGTCCGATTGGACTGGACTACGCAGGGGTTGAAGCGGTGATGAGGATGCGTATGATCCCGGCCAAAGAGCGGGGGCAGATGCTGGACGATTTGCGGATCATGGAGCGGGCAGCGTTGGCGGCAATCAGGGAGTAAAAATGGCAGACCAGACCGAAAGAATCATAATTGAGATCGACGGATCATCCGTCAAGGGCGAAGCCCAACAGGTCGAGCGTGCCATCAATACCATCGGTGACGCTGCCGACAAGGCCGGGAAGAAGGTCACGACTGCCGAGAAGGGCATGGACGACCTTGCCAAGTCGCTCAAAACTGTCGGGGCTGGCGCGAAGCTGTCTGAAAAACAGATGGATTCACTTCAGCGCAGGATCGCAAACACTTCCGCCGCCCGCGCCCAAGCTGACGCCCTCAAACAAATAGCCTCTGCTGCAAATCTGTCTGTCAAGGCCACCGAAACACTCGGCAGGCGGATGGGCGTCACTGCGTCCGAAATCGACAAAATCACAGGTGCATCTAAACGGGCATCAACTGCTGTCCGTGAGATAGGCACGTCGTCGCAACGGTCTGCGGCATCCATGGCGATGCTCACGAACGCGGCCGGTGCTTTTGGCGTGGCGTTGTCCGTCGCCGGATTAGTACAATTCGGCGACGCAGTCATCAAGGCCGGGATTGCGATGGACGCCCTGCAACGGTCGTTCGTCGCAATCACCGGAATCCAAACGGCAGCGGCCCAAGAACTGAAGTTCCTGCGAGAGGAAGCCGACCGCCTTGGCCAGTCCTTTTTTGACCTTGCGCCGATATATAAGGACATCAGCGCAGCCGCGCGAGGGACTGCACTTGAGGGCGAGGGCGTGCGCAAGGTGTTCTCGGCTGTCACAGAGGCGGCAACAGCCCTTGGCATGTCAACAGCAGACACAGAGGGGGCCCTTCGCGCATTGTCGCAGATGATTTCTAAGGGCACAGTGCAGGCCGAAGAGTTGCGCGGCCAGTTGGGCGAACGTTTGCCCGGCGCCTTCCAACTCATGGCAAAAGCCCTTGGCGTCACTACCGCAGAACTCAACAAGATGCTTGAGCAGGGCCAAGTGCTTGCAGAAGACGCCTTGCCGAAGCTGGCCGCTGAGATTTCCAAGATGTACGGGGCGGCGGCGGAAACCGCTGCACTTGAGTCTGCCCAAGCCGCTGTCAACCGGCTCTCCCAGGCATGGACGGAATTTAAGATCAACCTGTTCGACAACAAGGCCGCAGTCAACGGCATCAACGCCATCACAAGCGCACTCAAGACCCTCACGGAGTACGCTGGGTTACGCTCCGTGTCTGACACGTTTGCACAGGGTGCGGACCTTGCCGACAAAGGGCTTATCGACTTTGATGCGTTCAAGTCCGCTGGCTTCCTTGAGCGCCAGCGCATGGTCGATGAGTTCGTCAACTCGCAACAGGTGGCCGCGAAGAATTTCATAGCGACGTGGGCAGCAGCAGAGAAGCAGAGCCTTGAGAGTTTTAAGCGGTATAACGAGCGCAAACTTGAGGTCGAAACTTCTGCGGCGAAGCAGCGCAGTGATACAGCAAAAAAGGCCAACGATGAGTTGCGCAAGCTGACACAGACTGCAATGGAGAAGTTGGCTGAGCGTCGGGACAAATTCATTGCCGATGGTGCTGACCGAGCTAAGGTTGAAGCCTGGTACACTGGCGAGGTTGCGAAGCTCAACGAAAAGGCAACCAAGAAATTTACAGACGAGCAGAATAAGCAACTCGCAGCCCATAAAAAAGCCCGCGAGGCCATGCTTGCAGGTGGCAAAGCAGCAGAGGACGCGATTGCCGATTATTGGGACCAGTACGAAAAGCGCAGAATCGATGCCATCGCAGAAAGCACGGCAAAGACCGTCAAGATGCGCGTTGATGCCGAGAAAGAAGCGGCTGACGCTGCTACCGCCATCCTCGAAAAGCAGCAGGCCGACGC